GGACGCCAACACTGGGTTCGACCTGCTCAACGAGATCGTGGAGATGTGGAAGCGCGAGCGCTTCATGGCATGGCGCAACGTCGAGCAGATCATCCCGGCGACGGGGGCGCTGTCGTATCCGCTGCTGGACCGGCCGCCGCGGCTCGATGCCGCGTTTGCACGCCTGCTCACCGGCCAGCAATACGCCGGCATCAACAATGCCGGGCCGGTGGATTTCCCGCTCTACATCATCGGCAGCCAGGAAGAATACGCCGACATCAGCCTGAAGCAACTCACCACGTTTCCGGCCGGCGTCTGGTATTCGCCGGATTATCCGGTCGGCTCGGTGTTCTTCTGGCCGGTGCCGATCGCGGGGCAATTTGACCTGCACGTGCTGTATCGCTCGGTGGCGGCGCCGGCCTACGCCGGATTGACCGATCCGCTGGGCCTGCCGCCCGAGTATATCCGGGCGCTGCGGTATGAGCTGGCGACGCTGCTGTGCCTCAACTACGGGCTGCCGGCCAATCCCGGCCATGTGGCGGCGATGATGGGCGCGAAGGCGCAGATCAAGGCGGTGAACGCGCATGTGCGGCAGCTACAGATCCCGCGCGCGCTGGTGCCGCAGATGCCGGGCCAGGGCGGCATTTCCGGCTCGGTGGGGCCGCATCAGAGCGTGATCGTGCCGAGTTCCTAGCAATGGCGAGGGTGCAACTCAGCGGAGGAGCGTACAGCGCGCGCAGCGTGATCGCCAGCGCGCAACGCCAAGTCAATTTGTATTCGGAACCAATGCCGCAGGCCCAGGGCGAGCCATCCCCGGACGCTTTGTACCCAACGGCAGGATTGCGAAAGCTGGCGACCATCGGCAGCGGGCCGATCCGCGGCGGGCGGCGCTGCACCAACGGCAACGTGTATGTGGTGTCCGGATCCGGCGTCTATGCCGTCGCTGCGGACTGGTCGGCGACGCTGCTGGGCAATGTGACCGCCGGCCCGACCACGCCCGTCAGCATCGCGGATAACGGCACCACGGCGGTGGTGGTGGACGGCTCGCCATCCGGCTGGACCATCGACCTGGTGTCCAACGCGTTCGCGCCGCTGCCGAAGACGATTCCGCAGTTCCAGGCGACAGCCGGCACCGTGGCCGCCGCCGGCACCGGCTATGCCGTGGGCGACACGCTGAGCGCGACCGGTGGCACGCTGATGCCGGACCAGTCCGCGATCAACGCCAAGATCCTCACCGTCGACAGCTCTGGCGGCGTCACCAGCCTCGATACGCCGGTGCCGGGCTCCTACTCGGTCAAGCCGGACGACCCGACGCCGACCACCTCTACCGGGCCCGGCTCCGGCTGCACCGTGCATCTGACCTATACCGACCTCACCGCGGATTCGCTGTTCGCCGGCGCCGACAAGGTCGATTACCTCGATACCTTCTTCATCTTCAACAAGCCGTCGACGCCGCAGTTCTTCATCAGCGGCAGCCTCGACACGACGTTCGACCCGCTCGATTTCGCGAACAAAGAAGCGTTCTCCGACATCCTGATGTCGATCGCGGTGGCGAAGAAAGAGTTGTGGCTGATCGGCTCGCAGACCACCGAGATTTGGTACGACGTGGGCGCCTCTGCCGACCAGGCGTCGGGCATCTCCACCGGCTTCCAGTTCGCGCCGATGCCCGGGGTTTTCATCGACCGTGGCACAATCGCGAAGTACTCCGTCGCGATGACCGACGACGCGGTCTACTGGCTGACCCAGGACCGCGGCGGCACCGGCAGCATTCTTGCCGGCTCCGGCTACGAAGCGAAACCGATATCGACGTATGCGATGGAGGTGGAATTTCGCAGCTATCCGCGCCTTGACGACGCGATCGGCTACACCCACCAGATCGGCGGCCATCGCTTCTACTCGATCGCGTTCCCGCACGCCGACAAGACGTGGAGCTACGACATCACGACCAGCAAATGGCACGAGGCGGTCTGGCTCGACACCAACGGCACCGAGCACAGGCACCGCGCCAACTGCGCCTTCACCGCCCACGGCGAGGTGTGCTGTGGCGACTGGGAGAACGGCAACGTCTACGCCTACGACCTCGCCACGTTTACCGACGACGGTCAGCCGATCAAGCGATTAAGACAATGGCCACATTCTTTGAATGAGGGAAAGCGCGTTTTCTATAAGCAGTTCATCGCGGACGTCGAGGGAGGCACTGGCGGAGGTCTGATATTCCCAGAACCGCCACAGATATTTCTAGCTTGGTCTGATGACCGTGGGCATTCGTGGGGCAATCCTGTCGGGCAGGACATTGGCGAGACCGGCGACTATGTTTCTAGCGTGCAATATCAAAGGCTTGGTATGGCCCGTGATCGCACATGGCAATTACAATGGAGCACGCCCTATAAAACTTGCCTTCAGGGGGCGTGGATCATTGCCGAGTCAGCACAAAGCTGAGTTGCCCGTTTGGAACGGCGGCGCGCCGTCGACGCTGTGCTTCTGTCAGGTTCGCTATATGGCTAGGTGAAAAGACGCGGCCTTTCTGGGATGTGCTGATGTTCGCCCGATGCGTTGCTGTGAACACCCGTTTCTTTCCGAGTTGTGCGGCGCTCATTCGTGCCTTTGTCTCGGCGGACATATTCAGGGAGGCGTGTCTGATCTTTTCTCGGGTAGCTTCGGACATCGGAGGGCGGTTGCTTTGAGCGACGCGAAGCTTTGCTCTGGTCTCTTCAGTGGGGCGGCGGCCGACCCCTGAAGCGGCTATCTTGGCCCGGTGTTCTACGGAAAGTGTCTTCCCAGTGTGCGCTATTCGTATTTTCTCTCGGGCAGCCGCTCCATGTGTCTTGCCTAGGGCAGCCAGCCGCCTCTTTATCCTGGTGACGTCAGACATGATCCGGCCGGTGTTAGCTGCTAGTAGCGCGGCTTTATTGGCGAGGGACTGGGGGAGATGCTTGGAGGCAGCCCGCATCCGCTGCTTAGCCTCCTCGGAGTGTCGCATACCGAGCCGACTTTCGGCCTTCAGGCGTACGTTATATCCGCCGCTCTTGTCCGTGGCGTTTAGAGTATCAATCCAGTGCTGCTCTCTGAGGATCAGGTCTGCCAGTGCTGGCACCAGTTCCAACACCTCGAACGTGAAAGCATCAATCCCATGCTTCTCATAGGACCGCTGCATAGGGCCACAGTGGTGCGTCCGGTGCAAAAGCTGGCTTTTGTGCTCCGTCCACCGTCGCCGCAAGTTCTTTGCCGACCCGATGTAAACGCGCTCGCTAATGGTATTGCGGACGGCATATATGCCTGAGAGAGTGGGGATAGCCACGGTGCGCTGGTTCCTCAGCCGTTGTGGTCAGGTCTGGCGCGGTGTTTCGAGCACTGCGTCAGGCCGTGACTATACCGCAACGGCACCGAAGCTGCAAGGCGCGTGGGTCGACGTGACGCCGGCGCATAGCTGATGACAGCGGTACTGCTTCCCTCGCCCGAGCTGCAGTTCGTCGACGCGAATGGGCACCCCTATGCCGGCGGCACGCTGGCGACCTACGCAGCCGGCACGACCACGCCGAAGAACACCTGGAAAGACGAAGCCCAGACCGCGCTGAACACCAACCCGATCGTGCTGGACAGCGCGGGCCGGTGCATCGTCTGGGGCGACGGGATCTACCGGTGCATCCTGCAGGACGCCGCCGGGAATCTAATCTTCGACCAGCTTTCCGATACGCTGGTAAGCGCTGCGATGGCGCCGGTGGTGTCGGCGCCGGACCTGGCAACCGCGCGTCAGGCCATGGGCATCACCGACGCGATTGCGGTCGAAACCGACCGCGCGCTGGCCGCCGAGCAGGCGTTGCAGACCGCGATCGACGCCAAGGCGGACAAGTCCTACGTCGACGCCGAGACCGCGCGGGCCGAAGCGGCAGAAGCCGCACTGCAGTCGGCGCTCGATGCCGAGATTGCCCGCGCCAAAGCCGCCGAGGCGGCGCTGGGCACCGCCGTTGCGCCCATCATGCAGGCCGGCATCGGCACCTCGGATGCGAGCGGCACCGGCTCGGTGACGTTCCCGACCCCGTTTGTTCATTCCGTTACCGCCGTGGTCGCCACCGCGCTCGGGCGGAGCTGGTGGGTCAACGTGCCGAGCATGAGCAATGCCGGGTTCACCGTCACCACCTCGTCGCCGCTGGCGGGCGGCTCGTGGGCCGGCGGCCCGATGGCGTTCAACTGGATCGCGATTGGGAACTAATGGCGTACGATGTCCAACTGGCGCAGCTCAATACCGGCGCCTTTGGCCTCCAGCAGGCCAACACCTATTTTGGATTTCCCGGGGATGGCACCTCGGCCGGCGTCAACTTCCATACGCTGCTGATGAGCTTCTGGGCATGCGGCCCGCTCGGTCTCAACCCAGCCAATTATGCGGCCGTCTGGCCGGAGTTCGATGCCGCACGGTTCTTCACGTTTGACCCCGGCTATGTCAACGGCATCATGTTCACTAATATATCATTGTCCCCAAGCAACCATTTCTATCACGGGACATGGGTGTTGCCGTCTCCCGGTATGCGGATGCATTTCCTGATGTCGGTCGACACCCACGCCCAGCGTGTGCAGGTCTATATCAACGACCAGCGTATAGCGGTGGCAGACGTCTGGATCGGCACCCCGCCATTCGATTTCAACCTCGGGCCTACCGCGAACGCCTGGGATTGGAACGTGAGCGGCGTAGCGACTTCCGGCAGATACCCCGCGCTCGGCGATATGTGGCTCACCAATCCGCCCGCATTCGTGGATCTGTCGGTGACGGCCAACCGGCGCAAGTTCATCAATGCCGATCTGACGCCGGTCGATCTGGGCGATACCGGAAACGCCACGTTCGGCACCTCGCCCAACATCTACAACAGCATCCGGGTCGGTGGCGTGGCGACCGATATCCTGATCAATCGCGGCAGTGGCGGCGGGACCTGGCGCGCCACGTCCAACCCTCCGACGCTACAGGCGCCCGGATCGTGCGCACTGCCGATCCCGCCGCCAGCCGGGCCGGCACCATCGAAGCTTGGTCTGTTGCGCCAGCCGCTGCTTTATTTCGCGGGACTGACCCCATGAGCGGCAGTATCCACACCCTGTTGCCGACGCCGGAGTTGCAGTTCGTCGATGCCAACGGCAATCCCTTCGCCGGCGGCACATTCGCGCTCTACGTGCCGGGGACTACCACGCCGAAGAACTCCTGGAGGGATAATCAGGGGACGGTGCTCAATGCCAACCCGATCATACTGGACGCGGCGGGGCGCTGCATCGTGTGGGGGGACGGTATATACCGGTGTATCCTCAGTGACGCCCAGGGCAACCTGATCTTCGATCAGCTATCCGATACGCTGGTATCTGCGGCAATGATGCCGGTGGTAAGCGCGCCGGACCTCGCGACAGCGCGGCGCCTGCTCGGCATCGACGATCTGCTGGCCGGATATGCCACCGTGGCCGCGCTCAACGCCGAGATCGCGCGCGCGGAGGCCGCCGAGGCCGCGTTGGGCACCCGCATCGACACCGAGATCGCACGCGCCGAGGCGGCCGAGGCGGCGCTGCAATCCGCGCTGAATGCCGAGATCGCACGAGCGAAGGCGGCCGAGGCGGCGTTGTCTCCGACCGGCACCCAGGCGACGGTGCGCACCGGCAGCGTGACCACCGACGCGGGCGGCGTGGCGCATGTCAA